CAGCTACACTGTAGCTGCACTCCCAGCGGCAGCTTCGGCAGGTGCGGGTACTGTTCTGTATGCGTCAAACGCCCTGAAGGCTTCTGAAACTACAGGTAGTGGTACAGGTAACCTTGTATTTTCCGATGGTTCTAACTGGATTCGTGTAGATACTGGCGCAACTGCGTCTGCTTAATGAGGTGACTTATGAGCGATAGATTTAAAAAACCAAGTGCTGAAGAACTAGCCGCTCGTGGGCTAAATCCCGACGGTACTCCAAAAAAGAAAGCCGCTCCAAAGAAAAAGGCCGAAAAGGCAAAGGGGTAATTTATGGCTAATTCAGACGTTAAATCAAAGCGTCTGACAGGAACTGGCGCGGCCTCCGTGGGTCGTGCTCGGTTACGTCAGGTGCAAGTTCTTGTAGGGGCGGGTGCCGGTAGATTAACTTTTACAGACGGAAATGGAGGCTCTACTGTAGTCGATTTAGACTTTGTACAAGCCTCTACTCACTCTGTAAATATTCCAGACGAAGGTCTGTTATTTACCGACGATGTTTATGTAAGTGCCGCGACAAATGTAACAGCACTAACTATTTTCTATAGCTAGGGTAAAACTATGTCACGTGAAGTCTCGTCCATAACCAGAATAGGAACTTCGGAACCTTTTGAGTTACAGGTTTCTCGTGGTCAAATTGCATATCACGAGTTTGTTCACAAATTTGGCTATAATCCAAGTATTTCGAATTCAAACGAGACTGTTTGGTCAGAAGGCGGCATATATGTTTATCCTACAGCCGCTTCCACCATGTATATTTCTAGCAGTTCCACCGCGGACACCTCTGCGGGGACAGGAGCTAGAACAGCCACTGTGTCTGGGTTAGACGCAAATTTTGACCAAATAAGTGAAACTGTTTCGCTAAACGGTCAAACAGGGGTTCAGTTAAACGGTGCTTTGAACTGGTATCGCGTCAATCGTATTTTTGTAAACACTGCCGGATCTGGCGGAGCTAATGCAGGCGTTTTGTATGTAGGTACAGAAGCGACGCCTTCGGGCGGTGTTCCAACAAATAAATATGCCACAGTTAGCATTGGTGACAACCAAACCCTCATGTGTCTCTGGACTGTTCCAAGAGGTTACACTGCGTATCTTCACCAAAAAGATGTTTCAGCCTCTTCCTCTGCTGGCAAGTTTGCTATCTTTACGTTGGCGGCAAGACCTGACGGTGGTGTATTTAATGTTAAGGACCGGGTGACCTTAGCCAATAACTCAACCAGTATTCCGTATTGGAACCCAATTGCTTTTTCCGAAAAAACAGATATTGAAGTCCGCGCAGAGGCTGATTCTGCGGGCGGCACAATTACAGCTTCTGCGACGCTCGATATAACTTATATAAAAAATGGGGATGAGTTGTAATGAGCTCTGCCAAAGATGTTACCAGAACTCCTTCGGGAAAAATTAAATATAGAGGGGAGACTTTTGCTGGTTTTAATAAACCTAAAAGAACTCCGGGCGAAAATAAAAAATTTGCTGTATTAGCTAAAAAAGGTGGGGACATTAAGCTAGTCCGGTTTGGCGATCCGAACATGACTATAAAGAAGGATCAGCCCGCCAGAAGAAAAAGTTTCAGAGCTAGGCACAATTGCGATACGGCTAAAGACAAGTTTAGTGCTAGATACTGGAGTTGTAAGAATTGGTAGCCCGAGTAAAACAAGGCACCGTTGTAAAGATGGCCAAGGGCGGTGAGGCGAAATCAAATAAGATTTGCGCCGCAGGAAAAGCATGGGCTAAACGAACTTTTGATAAATATCCAAGTGCTTACGCTAATTTAGCCGCTTCTAAGTATTGCAAGGACCCTAATTATGCCAAAGGGTCTAAGAGGAAAAAGAAGTAAATGGCAGGCGAGCTTAAAAAGTGGCTAAATGAAGATTGGGTCCGAATAAACAGTTCTGGAAAAATTGCCGGTGAATGCGGTACATCTAAGAACAAAAAGAACCCGGATCGTTGTTTGCCCCGCGCTAAGGCTAACAGTTTGAGTAAATCTGAGCGGGCTTCTACGGCAAGAAAGAAAAAGAAAGAAGGCTCCAAAGGTAAGCAATTTGTAGCCAATACTAAGGCAGCAAAGGTGATGCGGGCGGCCAACGGTGGGCCGGTATCTAAGTTAAATAAAGGCTGTGGCGCAGTTTTATCAAACCGCCGCAAACGAACTAAATATTCTTAGCTATGCACCAGTTTTTAGTTGGCCAAGAAAAAGAAATAGTAAGCGAAATAAAAGCTTGGTCAAAACACGCTCTGGAGAAAAAGAGCAAAGAATTCAACGGGTTGCCGCCATGCCCGTATGCAAAAAAAGCATGGCAGGACGATAAGGTTTCGGTTATTTTTAAACATGAACCGGATAATTATCAAGACATCTGTCAGGTCATATCGACATGGGATGATGCGGTAGATTTGGTGATTGTTGTGGATACGGCTTTTCAGCCTAACCCAGATGATTTCCATGAATACTTAGACGGTTTAAATGAAGCCATTGCGAACGGTTTTTTTATTAACAGAGACGCATGGCTAATGGGTTTTCACCCGTTTCAGGACCCAAATGAGCTAATAGATGACGGCAGTTTTGATCCTATAGTTGATACCGAATATGCCATGATATTTATTCAGCGATTAACTAAGGTCCAAGAAGCCGCACAAAAAATAGCTAAGTTAGGTTATTACGATAATTATTTTGGTAGCTATGATGCCGCTGAAATTTACGAAAAACGTAATGAATTACATAGGAGATTAAGCAATGGCAATGAGTCCTAGAAAAATGCAAGCTTCGTCAAATATTGGAAAAGCAAAAGTAAAAAATGCTTCTCCGGTTAAGAAGATGCGTGGTGGCGGCATGGTCCAGAAGATGAATAAAGGCGGTGACGTAAACAAGTCTAAATCTTTTCCAGACCTGACCGGGGACGGTAAAGTTACCAAAAAAGACATATTAAAAGGTCGCGGCGTTAAACTACGTGGCGGTGGCATGGTTTATAAGGGTAAGTAAATGGCTGTTTCAGGCTCTAAAAACTTTGAGTTAGATGTTGCGGACTACATAGAAGAAGCTTTTGAGCGGTGCGGCAAAGAAATGCGCACTGGTTATGATCTAAAAACCGCAAAAAGATCTATGAATCTTCTGTTTGCTGATTGGGCAAACAGGGGTTTAAATCAATGGACAATTACGCAGACCACCGTAAATATGGTTCAAGGTACGTCTTCTTATACTTTGGATGCAGATACGATTGACATACTTTCTTTGGTTTTACGCAGAAGTAGCACTGATTACGGGCTAGAAAGACTTAGTCGGGATGATTATTTAAATATCCCTACTAAAAGCACACAGGGTAGACCTTCGCAGTTTTTTTTAGATAGGCAAATATCCCCTGTACTGAAGGTTTGGCCTACTCCGGATAATAGTACGGATCAGGTCATATTTGATCGGTTAGTTAGGTTGGATGATGCGGATACTCCCATTAATACGGTCGAGTTACCGTTTAGGTTTTACCCTGCTTTAGCGGCAGGATTGGCTTATTACATTTCTATAAAAAAAGCTCCGGACAGAATTGTTTTGCTAAAACAGCTCTACGAAGAAGAAATGGAAAGAGCCATTACGGAGGATAGGGACAGAGCGTCTACTAACCTTGTGCCTACATTAGCTTATTCTAGAGATTTGTAATGGCTAAATATTCCTCCGGAAAATTTGCATATGGTATATCGGATAGATCGGGGTTCCGCTATCGGTTAAACGATATGAAAAAGGAGTGGACCGGGTTTTTAGTCGGTAAAGACGAGTATGAGCCAAAACAACCACAGCTTAATCCAAGGCGCAAAGTTGTAGATCCGCAAGCGTTGTTTAATCCAAGACCGGATAGAACTGAGCCGATAGATGTTTATGTAGGGGTTCCTTTAGTAGAGAACCCAGAATTAAAACCAGTTACCGCTTTTGCGCAGGTGGGTACAGTTACGGTGACAACAACATGAGTTTTACATACGCTGAATTAAAGAGTGCAATCCAAGACTATACTCAGAACACGGAGACTAGTTTTGTAAATAATCTTCCTATTTTTATACGGAATGCAGAAGAGCGCATTCTAAAAAATGTTCAGTTAACGTTGTTTCGTAAAAATGCCACAGCAAATCTGACAGCTTCTAATAAATATCTAGCGGCACCCAGCGATTATTTAGCTCCTTTTTCTCTTTCTTTTACGAACGATAGTTCCGATAAAATATTTTTAGAGTACAAGGATGTTAACTTTATACAAGAGTTTACACCTAACCCGGCAACCACTGGATTTCCTCGATATTATGCTTTATTTGACGTGGATAACTTCATAATTGCTCCTACGCCAGACAGTAGTTACGCTGTCGAGCTACATTATTTTTACAGACCCGTTAGCTTGACGGCAGGAGCCGATGGTGCCACTACATGGTTAAGCACTAATGCAGAAGTAGCCTTGTTGTATGGTGCTTTGATTGAAGCTTACACCTATATGAAAGGTGAGCCGGATATCATGCAAGATTACGATAAACGATTTTCCGAGGCTGTAGTTGCGTTGAAAAACTTTGGTGAGGCTAAAGAAGTTACGGATGCTTATAGAACGGGCTTAATAATAAGGGATAAAGCTTAGTTATGATAAATGGAATTAGTGCGGATACCGGTGAAACAATAGATGTAAAAGTTTTTGCCACGAAAAACCGTGGCCATACACCAGAAGAGCTTGCAGAGCGGGCTATGGAGAAGTTGATTTCTGTTAGTGAAACAGCCGATCCCATGGTCAAGGCACAAGCGATGGTGTTTAAGGATCATATAAGAGAGTTAATTACTTTTTATATGAAAGAAGCGATTCGCTCAGATAGGACAACTATTTGC